AAGAGTATTTATGATACTGCATTAAAGAGAAATTAAGTTGATAATAATTTTCTAGATCCATATGGATCATTGCTATACGAAAAAAGATGATAACCCTTCTAAAACAACTTCATTTTCAACTTGAGTTTTTGGATTTACTACCTTAACCTTATGAGATAGTTTAGGCATTGTCTCAAAGAACTTCTCAATCAACTTGAATTGAGAAGAATTCATTTGATCAAGGAATTCTTGAAGTTCTTTCTTTGTAACGTCAGCAGTTGACCAAACCTCATCTGCTGTATAAATTTTATCAATACAGGATGCAATAAGATCAAATGCTTGATCCATATCATTTGTTGCATTGAAGTCAAAATTGTTTTTGATGAACTGCTCCAGTGATGGATATTTCATCTCAATCATGACCTGATCATCGACTTTAATTTTTTTATCGTGACCATCAAACTTTTGAACTTCAATCTCATCAACATTGATTTTGACAGGAACGGTAGTCTCTCCATCATCAGGGCAAATAATATTAACTTCTATTTCTTCTCCTACAGACTTTCCACGAATGTTAAGAAAGAGATATTCAATATCAAATGTTGGAAGAGATTCTACTTTAACTCCTCTTGTCTCAATACAATTTTTAATAACTGTCTTAATTGACTCTGTAATTTGTTTTGTATCTTCACTCTCAAGTGCTAGTACAAGTAACTTTTCTTCTCTAACTAGAAATGGTCTGTACTTAATTTCCTTTCCTGTTGATGGCAGAGTTAGAGAATAAGTTGGTGTCGAAATTCGAGGCAAAGGCATGATATCCTATTATTCGTTTCAGTATGATTATTTATCAAGCAACAGTAGGTGGTAGCGGTAATGGAGCTCCTGCTTGTCCTGGTCTATTAATTCTAGTTTCATTCAACAATCTAGATTGTCTAGTCTGCTCTGCTAAAGTCGCTGGAACTGGTTTCTTAGGTTCTTCATTTTGTGAAGAAAATGGAATTGCATCTCTAGAAATTACATAACGACTATAAGTAAATGAAACTGTACACTTCAATAGTTGCGAACTATCATAAGATACTGGCATTGAATTGATGCTGATTGGATATGCATTAATGAAATTATAAGTTAATGCTTTCCCACTATCAGAACTATTGTAGTCTCTTTCGAATTTTGTAATATAGAGACTGTCAGTTTTATAATCATTCGGAAACTTAACTCTATAATTGAATTCTCTTTCTACCTGTCCACCTAAATCATTTTCGCCAGATATAAAAGCAATCCAATTCTCAAAATAATCAATTATGTAGTAATTACTATCAACATAAAAAGTAAAATCTGCACGATCATCATATAATCTACGATATGCGTGCCTTTCAGTTACACCAGTATAGTCATTATTGATTTCATTCGTTGCAAGAGAAGAACCTGGAAGAGATGCTTCACTACAAGAAAGTTCAATAAGTTCTTGGTTGTTAGTATACACTGCTCCACCAAAACCAGCACCACTTCTTTTTTTCATAAAATCAGCAAAAGCACTATCAGTTTTTCCATCAACTGTTACAGAAGATGGTGGAGTAAATCCACAAATAAAGTTAGATGTCAAAGCAGGTCGCAGTAACCTACTTTTAATTGTAGACATACTATATGGTTTTACTGTTGGACCTGCCATCTATAAATATTTTTTGAGGTATATATTATGTAGTCACCATATGGCGGAAAACAAATATCATCAAGGATTTTTTCATCCACAAAATCCAGAAAAATATATTGGAAATCCACGAAACATAGTATACAGAAGTTCTTGGGAATTAAAATTTATGAGATGGTGTGATAGAACACCAAGTGTATTAAGATATGGTTCTGAAGAATTTTACGTTCCTTATTTTAATCCAGTGAAAAATAGAGTTTGTAAATACTTTCCAGATTTTATTATTGAAGTATTGGAAAACGACAATAAAGTTAAAAAATATATTATAGAAATAAAACCAAAAAAACAAACTGTTCCACCAGTCAAAGGGAATAAAAGAAAGCAAACTTATATAAATGAAATGAGAACATACGCAGTAAATCAAGCAAAATGGAAAACAATTCAGGAGTGGTGTGACGATCATATGATCGGGTTTAAACTCATAACTGAATTAGAGTTAGGCATCAAGTAATGGCAAAAGGATTTGGTCAGTATATTGAAAAAAGTTCATCTAGAGTAAATGAACTCAAAAGAAAAGTGAAAGGTCTTAATGATCCAGATTCTATTATGATGGAAATACTTAGTATTTTTAGAGAAACTGAGTTTATACCTGATGTTGGAAAATATTACACATTTGTTTATATTGCAAAGACTCCAAATATTAAATTTGATATTCACCCTTTAATCGCATGTATTGATATTCAAAAATGGGGATTTCGTGGATTAAATTTTCATTGGGGAACTGTAAGAAATTATACATGGCAAGAAGTTGCTGGACCATTGCATATAATAAAGAATAATGAAATTGAATATCTTCGCTCATTACCCTATGCAAGATTCCTAAAATCATAACTAAATAGATATAAAACAGTTATAAATGTCTCATACTCTACAAAAAATTGAGATGATTAATCCTCTTATAACTGAGGAGGATTTCTGATGGCACAAGCAACTAGTGGTGAAAAATTAATAACAGTAGATGGAGAAAAGTATAAAGTTAGAACACAAGTTGTATATCAAGATGGATTGGGTGTTCCTGGAACTTTAAGCACTACTGCTCCAATTAGATATACTATCGAATATAAACCACTATCACCAAGTCCACTTCAACAATGGATTACTTTGGGCGAGAGAGATAATACAAGTAACAACAATTGGATTTTTACTCCAGCAGCAGGAACTGGATTTCAAAAAGCACTTATTGCAAATGGTCCAAATAGTCTAACCACTTCTTTGGATGATGCAGCGTCAAATGCTTTAAGCAAATCTTCGGGTGTTACAAAACAACAAGCGACTCAGATTTTACAAGTAGCACCAAATGTAGCTCCTACAGCACCTGCACCTGTTCAACCTACACCAATTCAACCAACTTTTCCGGGAGCGGATCCAAACAAACCAGATCCAAATGCAACAACAATATCTACAGATGTTTTAGAAAACTTAACACAAATAGACACAGAAAATCCAAATCCACAATTTACGGATTTAGCATATCCCACAAATATACGAAATAACGGTCAGGATTTTATTAAATTTTCCTTTATTAAATATGTTCCAAGAAAATTAGATACATCTGGAGCAATAGGTATTCTTGGTGATAGAAAAATAACAAAAGAAGAAATACTAGGAAATGTAATTCTTCCAATTCAACCATCTATTTCTGATAGTAATAATGTGGATTGGAATGGTCTTGGAATAAATCCACTTGAAATGGAAATGACCACTGCTGGTTTAAATTTAATGTCCGGTTCAGGTAAAGAATATGTAGATAATTTAGTTGGAAGATTGGGGAGTATGACAAAAGACCAAAATGTAATTAATGCAGTAAAACTTTATTTTGCACAGAAAGCAGCGGGAGTTAGTGGATTACTATCAAGAGTATCTGGAGCAATAGTAAATCCAAATCTAGAACTATTGTTTCAGGGACCAACATTAAGACCTTTCACTTTTACTTTTAGATTATCTCCGAGAGACATTGATGAAGCAACAACAGTAAGACAGATCATTAGAGCATTCAAACAATACTCTGCTGTTGGAACTACTTCAAATAACTTATTTTTAACAGCACCAAATGTTTTCAATATTCAATATATCTCAAGAGATAATCAAAGAAAAGAATCTAATCATAAATCATTAAATAAAATTAAAACTTGTGCATTAAAATCAGTAAATGTTGATTATACCCCAGATGGTTCTTATATGACATTTAATGATGAGTCAAGAACAATGACATCATATAATCTCACTTTACAATTCCAAGAACTTGAACCAGTGACAGAAAAAGATTATAAAGATTTAAATGATATTAACGCAATAGGTTACTAAAATGCCATCATACTTTAGACAAGTTCCAGACTTCGAATACGTCAGTAGAGATCCTAATCAAAGACAAATCTCTGAGTATGCAACTGTAAAGAATCTATTTCGTCGCGGAAAACTTCGTGATGATATTTTTGGCAATCTTTCATACTTCACTAAGTATAAAATCATTGGAGATGAGAGACCTGATAATGTTGCATACAAACTTTATAATGACGAAACTCTTGATTGGGTAATTCTTCTTTC